CCCGATGGCGGTCTTCGTATGACTTGTTCACCGCGCTTGTAAGGCTTTCATAAAGTTGAATAGCCTTCTGCGTTTTCTTTTGAAGGATGTCAATTACCCGTGATTGGCCGTCTGACAAAACAAGGTCGATATTAACCTCGCTTGTTTGACCAAACCTCCAAAACCTGCGGATAGCTTGGTAGTATTGCTCGTAACTCCATGAAGGGAAAAATACGGAATGATTGCAATGCTGCCAGTTTAAACCCATTCCCGTCATTTTAGCCTTTGTTATAATCCGGTTGATGTTGCCGTTGGCAAAATTCAAAAGGATGTCCTCTTTCTTTTCAATGTCCATTGATCCGCGAATCTCAACAGCATCCTTATCAAGACGTGAAAGGCACTCGCTTTCTTCGTTAAGGTTGCACCAATAAACGGAAGTTTTGCCTTGTGCCAATTCTACAGCCTTTTGGCATCGGCTGTCAATAGTTTGTTTTTGCTCAAACCTGACCTCATTGATTGACTTAGCAGTTGGCGCAAATAGCAATACTTGCCCATTCTCAGTAATTAATGAGGTGTTAGTCACTTGGTGGCTGTGTACTTTCAACTCCGGCAAAATATACCCGTCATTTGAAAACCCGATGTCGGATGGCATTTTTACCATCGTTGCCCAGGTATTGACCCAAGCAAAAAAGTCTGTTTCTGCGTGTGGCTTGAGGTAGTATTTTTCACCGCTTCGATGCTGTTTGCCGTTGCTGTTAGTGTTGCCTTGGTTGTTCTTAAAAAACTTGCCAAGCATGTCCATGTAACCCATGTAACCCAATGCCTCGCTGCTTGTGCCAAGTTCGATGAAGTCGTTAGGTGATGGCGTGGCGGTACTCAGGTAGCGGTATTCGATTTTCCGCATGAATGCAGTAATTGCAGTCTTGAATGCCCCCTTGAAGTTCTTTAGGATGCTGCTTTCGTCAAGCACTACGCCCTTGAAGTCAGTCGAGTTGAACAGGTGCAAACGCTCGTAATTGCATATAACTATGTTCTTCGTGTGAACCCCGTCACGGCTGTATTCGATGTCATCAATTCCCATCTTTTCAGCCTCCAAAATGAATTGGAACGCAACAGCAAGAGGCGTTAATATCAATACCTTGCCGTTGGTCTTCTTCACGATGTTCATTGCAATGGATAGCTGCATCATTGTCTTGCCCAATCCGGTATCGGCAAACACCGCCATCCGACCCTTTCTTACCGCCTTTTCAATGATATGACGCTGAAAATCAAACGCCATGTCGGGCATGTAGACTGGATCAAAACCGAACTCACCCGTTAGATGGGTCTTTCGTTTGATAAATTCCTGATAGTCGTTCATATTGTCGTTTTGTAATTGAGGCTTAAAACTAGGTGTTTTTTTCTTGGAAAGCAACACGCTAGGCAAAATAAATTCAACGTCCTTATGCGGACATTCATCCAATCCGCAGACCCAACATAGGGAGGTGTCGGACGGGTAGCAGGTCATTGGCTCAGTCCTGCGGTCTTGCAGTTACGCGAACACGGCACGGTGAACATCCAGGTGCTGCCTTCGATTAGGTCGCAGATTTGCGCCTCCATTTTCAGCAGGCGGTCTGCGATGATGTTTTGATGCGCTGTTATTTCGTCAATGCGCTTTTTGTCCATTTCTGCCACCGCCAACGCCCTTACAGAAACGATGGTAAGGACGCAGGTGATGAGGCAGAGGCTGTACGTTAGTTCTTTCATTGCCGCCACGTTTTTGAGTAGTAGAAAAGAAACCCGAAGGTTGGGTCTGAATGGTCGTTCACGTAGATTGTCTTGTCCGTGAAGTCAATAACGAAGTCATAGCGGTTGTTCAGCAGTTCCCTACGGGTGAAGAAATAGTATGTCTTGCCGTCTTCGCTGTTGTCAACCTTGAAGGCGTGGTAGTGTTCACGTTCACCATCCGGAGGAATGATCCGCACGTATTCAAGTTTAGCCCCTATTTCAAAAACTGTGCTGCTCTCCATGTCCTTGCATTCGATTACGTGGCCTTCTTCGTCAAGCGAGCAAACCCGTACCATTGTTGCCTCAAAAAACGAAGCCTGAGCCGATGCCATGAGGCAGGCAAGCAGCAGGCAGATAGTTGTAAGTGTCTTTTTCATTGGGTAGTAAATTACAAATTAGTCCTTAGTGATTTGATTCCGCGCTTGTCCGCCTTGTACGATGCAGCGCGGTTGCCTTGAATGTTGGCGTAGGAGCAAGCCCCGAACGCTAGTTTAATCCGGTCAGCCATGCCGTCCGCTTTGTCTGCCCATGCCTTCGCCTGTGCCTTTGCGCTTGCATAGTCGCGTATCAAGTCGGCTAGGGTATCGTTTGCTTCAAAGGTTTCCCCGTTGTCATTCGGCCAAATGACCAAAGCATCTGCCGCGTTGATCGGGTCGGGTTGGATGTCCTGGACGATATGCTTATCCCACCAATCAATCACAAAGGCAGTCAGCATGTTGGCAAGCCCTTCGTTATACTCAACAGTCACCTGAGTATAGTTGAAGAAAGCACCAAGCCATCCGAGTTCCCATTTCCGCAGTCCCGTACAAACCATGCACCATTGACACTGAAATAGCCACGGCAGCTTTTTCGGGTTTTCGGGGTCGGTCAAATCTTCCTCCGTCACCCGTTCGATGGTCGTTTTCAGTTCACCGCCTTTGCGTTCGCCAGTCTTCCGGTTGTAATAAATGCGGTCAGGGTTGCAGCGTATGACCTCGCTGATGTCGCTGACCACGAAGGAGCATTTCTCCTGCACCCAATCTTCCCCGATGGCACGCTGCATGTACTGACCGACTGCATCCTCAAAGACATTGCCCCTGAATGTTGCCTCGTTACCCTCAAACTTCGGCTTCCTGCCCGTTTTCTCCATCCAAACGTCTAGCGGTGTCCGGTATGGGTCAAGGCCGAGGATTGCGGCTAGTTCACTAGCCCCAATCCCCTTTGCCCGTGCTGCGTGGTCGAGGCTCATTTCGTTTCGATGCTTTGCGGTTCGACATCCAGGACATCGGCAGGATACATGAAATCCCCGACCTCACGACCTGACCCGTCACGCTTGAAGTCGTCCACGGAAGGTGCGAGTGCCTCATCCATTAGGTGAACTTCGCGCCATTCGTCTTCCATAGGCACAAGTTTAAGGGCTTGCTTTACCGCCTTTGCCTTTGCCATTTGGTCGTAGTCGGTAGCCCATGCCCCGTTGATGCCGTTTTTCTGCATCGGTGATTTGCCGCGAAGACGCTCAATCTGCTTCCGGTTAAGCACTTCAAACCGCTTGCCACCTCCACGCAGTTCAATGACCGCATAGGCGTGGGTCACTTTTGACGGGTCGCCATAGTTCTCCCCTGCCGTGTGTTGGATGTCGGGAGAAAGCCCCAACTGATAGCTGAATTGATCCCCTTCGTAAACCGCGAATGCGCTGATTGATTGGATGATGCCGGACTTGTGTGCGAGTTTCGCCCACCCACGGTAGCCCATTTGCATCTGCAACTGCGACCCGTAAGGCACGAAGTACACCTCGCCATATTGGGGGCTTGGATTCATGCCCGTCATGGCGCATTGGATGATAGCCCCGATGACCGATGCCGGGCTGCACTTCTTCAATGCTTCGTTTGAAGATACAAGGTGTGCCGCGATGCCAATTACGCGCTCTACGTCTATCGCCTTCTTTGGGGCAACCTGCGAGATGACCTCCTTGTAGCGGTCAAACGATGCTTTGATTTCTGACATCTTAGCACCTTGGAATGAAGTCACAGCACCTTGCGCTGCCTTCTTAAAATCTAGTTGTTCGCTCATGTCGTTATTATTATGTCACAAAGCAACATAGAAAAACATAGAAAAGCAAGGCGCGGTAAAAATAAATAGTTACCTTTGCCCTATGAAAATCTACACAGTACCGAAAGACGTGCAGCTTGCAACGCTAACCGACGACTTCATGCGCATCCACGGGTACGCTCGCAGGAATGACGCATTGGCACGGCTTAACCTAGTGCTAGGCAAGGAAGACGGGGATTACTCACCCGTGGCATTGGAAGAGGAAATCGAACTAGCAAAGCACGGCATCACTAAACGCCCCGTGCATGACGGGCTGATTGCAGGATATGGCGATTACCGAAGGAAGGTGTTGGAGTTGGCACGCGGCATGGAGTGGTTCAACCTTCGCGAAATGATGAAGGCCATTTACCGCTGTTATCGCCATGCAGAACAGCCTAGGACAATCGAGGAACTGAACGCCCAGATGCAAGGGCAGCAGAATGGGGTCAATTCAGCCCTGAGATACTGGCATTCAAAAGGTGAACTAATCAAGGACGGAATCCGTTACCGCATCACGCCCAACTGACCACGATGGAGGTAGGCTTCAAGGCAACCAACTTGTTAAGGGCAGCGGTACTGTTCAACACGCTTTCTTTGGATGTCGCGTCCCCGGGCAGGATGCACCCAACCGTATGCTTCGGGTAGTTGCCGCGATGTATCATGATTGCCGACCTTCCAGGAACGTCCTCAAGCAGAAAGCAAGGATAAGGGAAAGACGGGCTACCCTTCGGCAGGAACATGACGGGGTATTCACCCACGGGGATGCACGACTGCCGCCTTGTGTTGTTACGCCAAGGCAACTCCAAGCAGTCGCAGATGCGTGTGCCTGCTTCATTGTAGATTGTGCCGATAGTGGCGTTCGCGGTGCTTGGCTGTCGTTTGAGATAAATCTTCATATCTTGCGGTGGTATCTACCTCAAAGTTATGAAAACCAAGGACATTATTTACATGGTCGCATTGGCGGCTGTTCTGCTGCTGTTGGTTGACCGTTGCCAACGGATAAATTCGCTAGGTGATGAGAAAGCCGAACTAATAAAGGCTTACCGCGACAACGGGTTAGGCTTCACGCTCATTTCAAACAACGTGGCGCGGCAGCGTGACCTTGTCCTTGAACTGAGCAAAAAGCAAAGCCGCCTATTAGTGCAAAACGAAGCCCTTAAAAAGGAAGTCCACGCCTTGCAATCTCAGGTC